GGTCCGGCCTGACCGCCGCCACCGCCGTGAAGGTCAGCGGCGCCGTGGCCGAGGGTGCGAACGTGCTGAACCTGAAGGGCACCTCTCTGACCGGCAAGCTGGTCAGGGGCGACCTGATCGAGATCGGCGGCAAGCAGTTTGTTGTCACCGAGGACAGCGCGGCGGCTTCCTCCAACGCCATCTCCGGCGTGAAGGTCTTCCCCGCCCTGCCCCAGCTTGCCGACGGCGCGGAGGTGACCGTGGCCGGCAGCCACACCGCGAACCTGGCCTTCCATCCCATGGCCTTCGCCTATGTCACCCGCCCGCTGGCCAATCCCGACGGTCAGGGCGTGGCCAGCTACGTCACCAGCTACAACGGCGTTTCCCTGCGCGTCACCAAGGGCTACGACCAGAAGTACAAGCGCAGCATCTATTCCATGGACGTGCTGTACGGCTTCAAGACGGTTTACCCCGAGCTGGCCGTGCGCGTGCTGGGCTGATGATTGCCAAGCTGAAGCGCCGCATCCCCGACGCGCAGGATGAGGCGCTGCTGAAGGACCTTCTGGACGAGGCCGGCGCGTTCATCTGCGCCTACACCCGCCGCGAGGCGGTGCCGGAGGAGCTGCAGGACGCTCAGGTGCGCATCGCGGCCACGCTCTTCAACCGCATGGGCATGGAGGGCGAGGCCAGCCACGGCGAGGGCGGCGTGACCCGCACCGCCGACGCGCTGCCCGAGGACCTGCGCAGATGGCTCAACGCGTGGAGGCTGGCGAAGGGAATTGACGCAGGATAAAGCCGGCCACGGCAGAAATTGCCCGCTTTGTGCGCGGAGGCATCCGGACAAAGCGGGCATGGAAGGAGTGTGAGTGATGCGGCTTTTTGAAAGAACGCTGAAATGGATTGAGATTGCGCCGCGCAGCGTGGCCGCGGACGGGCTGGGCGGCATGGTGGAGGGCTTTTCGGCTGCGAGGCGCTCTGTGCGCGGCAGCGTGATTCCCTCCACCGGCGGCATGGTCAGCCGCGAATCCGGCGCGGCGCAGGTCGGCACCATGTGCCTGCTGCTGCCGAAGGACGCAGATATCGCCGTGGGCGACGGCGTGGGCGTGGACGGCGGCAAGGTGGAGTGGCGGTGCGTGAACGTGGAGAACTGGTCGGCCCACGTGGCCGCGCAGGTGGAGCGCATATGATTTTTCGCGCGGTGAAGCATCTGGAGGCGCTGGCGGCGATGCGGGTGCGCGAGGCGGCGGAAGAGCACTGCGCCGCGGCGAAGGACCGCGCGCCGGTGGACACCGGACGGCTGCGCGCGAGCATCCGCGCGGAGGCAAAAGGCCTTTCTGCGCGGGTGCTGACCGACTGCGAATACGCTGCGGCGGTGGAGTTCGGCACATCGAGAGCTGCGCCGCAGCCGTTCATGAGGGGGTAGAGAATGATTTCCATCAAGGACAGAGTGAAGACGCTGCTGGAATCGTCGGGCGCGGCGGTGTGGTATTTCTATCCGCAGAGCTGGGCGCGGCTTCCCTGCGTCAGCTGGCGCGAGAGCAAAAACCGCGAATTTGCGCAGGCCGACGGTCATGAGCATCTGGCGGAGCTTGAATATACGGTGGACGTGTGGGCCAGGGGCCCGGAGGAGGCGCACGTGCTGGCGGAGAGGATCGATGCCCTGCTCGTCTCCGCGCGGCTCAGGCGCGACTATGCGGCCGACCTGTTCGGGGACGGCATGCACCACCGGTCGATGCGGTACCGCTGCGTCGCAGACGAGGCGGGCAGGATCTATCAGTAAAAAGGAGTGAAGACAATGGCAACGGGTGCGAAGGGCACGATTTTTAAGTTCAACGACGTCGTGGTGGGCAAGCTGACCAGCGTGGGCGAGATTTCGCCCGATTCCGAGGAGCTGGACATCACCACGCTGGACTCCGCGGGCGGATACCGCGAGTTTCTTCAGGGCTATCGCGACAGCGGCACGGTGGAGCTGACCGGCTTTCATGAAAGGGGAGACGCGGGTCAGACCGAGCTGCGCGCGGCCTATGCCTCCGGCGCGGCGGGCGCGGCCAAGGTGGAGTTTCCCGACGGCACGACCGTCTCCTTCAGCGCGTTCGTGAAGGGCTACACCCTCGGCGCGGCGGAGGTGGACGGCGCGGTGGGCTTCGGCGCGGAGCTTCGGATTACCGGCGCGGTCACCGTGGAGGAGGCGTAAGGAATGGACATGAAGGTTGAAATCGGCGGGCGCGGCGTGGCGCTTCGCTATACGGTCAACAGCATGTGCGCGGTGGAGGACATGGCCGGCGGCGCGCTGGACGGCGTGATGGAAAAGCAGTTCACCGCCGCGCGTCTGCTTCTGTGGGGCGGCATGCTGGACGGCCAGCCGGAGATGACGCTGGCCGACGCGGGCAGGATCATCGGCGATCATTTGGCCAAGGGCGGAACCCTCGAGCAGATCGTGGAATTCTGCGCCGAGGGCCTGCGCAGAGCGGGTTTTTTCGGCCCGGCGGCGTAGCGGAGGAATCGTCCGAAGGGCTGCGCCGCGGGTTTGAGCGGGCGATGGCGCGGGCGGCGGAGGCGGGCTTTTCCGGCGCGTGGCGGCTGGGAGAGCTCACGCCCGCGGAGATCGAATGGGAATTTTCCGCCTTCGCCGCCCGGCAGCGGCTCGAGCTGGAGCGGCTGGACGATCTGGCGTGGCTCACGGGCCGCTATGCCGCCATCGGCGTGAACGCGCCGAGGAAATATCCGCGCCGCCCCGACGGCGTGAAGCGCCGGGCGAAGGAAATGGACCCCGGGGCGATGAAGCGCGTGTTTGAGAATCTGAGCAGGAGGGATTATGAGCGTACTTGAAACTCTTGAAATCTGCTTTCAGGCGAACCTTTCCGGCGTGACGGAGCAGCTGAACGGCCTGCAGGCGCAGCTGGGCGGCGTTTCCGACCGGGCGATGGCGGCGGCGCAGGCCTTCCGACCGGCGGGCGCGGCCATGGCGGCGCAGCTGGCCCGGGGTATCGCCTCCGGCCGCGCGGGCGTGACCGGTCAGGCGGGCGCGCTGGCCTCCGGGCTGACCGCGGCGCTCTCGGCGGGGCGCTCCGGCGCGGCGCGCGAGGGTGCAGCGTCAGCGTCCGGCTTCGCCTCGGCGGTGAAGGGCGGCGCGTCCGGCGCAAAAAATGCGGGCGCGCAGCTCTCCGGCGGCATGGCGGCGGGCATCCGGTCCGGCAGGAGCGCGGTCACGGCGGCGGTGGACAGCGTGGTCAGCGCCGCGCTTTCGCGGATGCGGTCGCGGCTGAAGATCCATTCGCCGTCGAAGGTCACCCGCGATCTGGGCGCGCATTTCGGCGAGGGCTTTGCCGGCGGCATACTGAATGCGGTTCCGCTGGCGGCGGACGCGGCGGGATCGCTGGGCGAGGGCGCGCTGAGCGGCCTTTCCGCCATCCCCGACGTGCCGGACGGCCTTTCCGGGCGCGTGCAGACGGCGGTGGACGCGGCGGTTCAGAGCGCGCTGGGCGGCGTGCAGCTGACGGTTCCGCTGACCGTGGACGGCATGAAGCTGGGCGAGGCGTCCATCCGGGGCATCAACGCGGTCACGAAGAGCGCGGGCAAGGTGCTTCTGAACATCTGAGGAGGTGAACTATGGCGGTTTTGACAGTGGGCGGCGCGGAGGTAAAGGCGCCGTCGGAGCTGAAGGTTTCCGTCTTTGAGGTGGGCTCCGGCGGGATGCGCAGCGCGTCGGGCGCGCTGGTGAAGGACGTGGTGGCGAAAAAGCGCAGGCTGAGCCTCCGCTGGGCCCACATGACGCCCGCCGAGCTGGGCGCGCTGCTGGGAAAGGTGGGCGGCGCGTTCTTCACGGCGGTCTATCCCGACCCGGAGGCGGGCGAGCGCACCGCGCAGTTCGGCTGCGGCGAGATTTCCGCGGGCGTGCTGCGCATGGACGGCGGCCGGCCGGTGTGGACGGACGTGGCGATGGAATTCATCGAGCGCTAGGAGGTGGGATGCGTGAATGAAAATATGCTGGCGGCGGTCAGGAATCTGGCCGTGCGCGCGCTGGTGACGCTGCCCACCGGGACGGAGCTCGACTTGAGCGGCGCGGACGTGCTGTCCTTCAGCATAGAGGAGGGCGCGGACGGCGCGCTGCTGCCCGGCGCGGCGCTGTCCGCGCGGCTGACGATGGCGGTCGCCGACGGAGGCGGCGGGCGGCGCGACGTTCCGTGGGTGGGCGCGACGGCGCAGGTTTTCATAATCTGCGAAGGAAGCGAGCTGCCCTGCGGCGTGTTCGCCATCGATTCCGTGTCTGCGAAGGAGCGAAGCGGCGAAATCGTGCTGTCCGGCAGCGATTCGATTGCGTCGGAGCTGTCCGGCGCGTTCGAGGATACCCTCGCCTACCCCGCCACGCTGGGCGGGCTGTGGGCGCACCTCGTTTCCCAGACGCGCTATGGCTGGTCGGGCGCTGTGCCCGGCGGCGGCGCGGTGATCGAAGAAAGACCCGATTGGGGAAGCATCACGCTGCGCAGGGCGGCGGGCTGGATTGCGCAGAGCGCGGGCTGCTTTGTGCGCGCGGGCCGGACGGGCAGCCTTGAGCTGGTGCCCTGCGCGGGACAGGCGGCGCACAGCCTCGGCCCGGAGGCCTATCTTTCGCTGGACGACGGCTTCGAGACCTTCGGCCCCGTGGCGGGCGTCCGCGCGACGCCGCCCGGCGCGGAAGAGAGCATCACCGTGACGGACGGCGCGGGCGAGATCCTGACCGTGGAGGGAAATCCGCTGCTGACGTCCGGGGCCATGGTGCAGAACATGCTGGACCGGATTTCGGGGCTGACGCTTGAAAAGGCGTCGTTCCGGTGGCGCGGCGACCCGTCCGTGGGCGTGGGCAGCCGGATTGCGCTGACCGATACCTACGGCCGGGCGCGCATCTGCACCGTCACGCGCCAGACGCTGCGCTTTGAGGGCGGGTTTTCCGCAGAATGCGCCTGCGCCGTGCCGGACACGAATTCCGGCGGCGTGGTGCGCGCCATCACGCCCGAGGGCGGCGTGAACGCGGACGCGCTGGTGGGCACGGT